TAAAATCGAACAACTCACCGCAGACCTGGTGCCACTCCGCCGTTCTAATATAGAATCAGAAGCGAAAATTGGTCCATTAAAATATATCGCGGAATTAATTTATGGTAAAGACGAAGCCGCAAATTATTTCGACAGCGCAGTTCGATTTGTCATTATTCTAATTGTTCTTGTATTCGATCCATTGGCTGTTCTTTTACTAATTGCTGCAAATATCAGTTTCTCTCAACAAAAAAAGAAAGAGGATGAGGTTGAGCCAAAAGAACCAAAGCCGAAGAAGCCAAATTATATTGTTGAAAAGATCGAAACAGTGCAGGCAAAGCGAAAGAAAAAGAAAAAGGTTGCTTCTGCTCCAGAAGTAGAGTATAATAAAGGTATGGGAAAGAGCATCTACAACTTTATGATGCGCGATGATTTTGGTATAACACACACAGATAAGGTGGAAGATAATGAGCCTACTCGAAAAGTTAAAGAAAAACACAACGATTAAAGACACCGCTATCCTTGCGAAGTCAAAGTTCTTCGCTGCCAAGGATATGATTCAAACAAAGATCCCTGTGGTGAATGTTGCATTCTCTGGCGATCTTGATGGTGGTTTCACTCCTGGTCTCACAATGTGGGCTGGTCCATCCAAGCACTTCAAGACTGCGTTCAGTCTCTTGATGGCAAAAGCATACCAGGACAAGTATACTGACTCAGTTGTTCTGTTCTATGACTCTGAGTTTGGTACTCCGCAAAACTATTTCACCTCGTTTGGTATTGATATGGAGCGAGTCATTCACACTCCAGTCACCGATGTTGAACAGTTGAAGTTTGATATCATGAATCAATTACAAAATATCGAGCGTGGTGAGCGCGTCATGATTGTGATTGACTCGATTGGCAATCTTGCTTCGAAGAAAGAAGTTGAGGATGCGCTTGATCAAAAGTCAGTTGGTGATATGACTCGCGCCAAGCAAATTAAATCTCTGTTCCGTATGGTGACACCACATCTTACACTCAAGGATATCCCAATGGTTGTGGTCAATCACACCTACAAGGAAATTGGTCTTTATCCGAAGGACATTGTCGGTGGTGGTACAGGTTCCTATTACTCGGCTGATAACATTTATATCCTTGGTCGTCAGCAAGAAAAAGATGGCACTGATCTAATTGGTTACAACTTTATTATCAATGTTGAGAAATCTCGTTATGTTAGAGAAAAGGCTCGTATCCCTGTCACTGTTCGCTTCGATGGTGGTATTTCTAAGTACAGTGGTCTTTTGGATATGGCACTTGAGTCTGGTCATGTGACCAAGCCAAGCATGGGTTGGTATGCAAAGGTTGATCGTTCAACTGGTGCAATCGATGGCAAGAAGTGGCGTATTGCTGATACTGAATCTCCAGAGTTTTGGGATAGTATCCTTGCTGATGAAGACTTCAAGAATTGGATTCGTAAAACATATCAATTTAGTTCAGCCATGGGGAACAGTGAATTAACTGTTGATACGGATGATGAAGGATAAAGTTCTTGATTTAATTGCCAAATATGAATTTTGGTATGCAACGAAGTTCATACAACTCGACAAGCACTACACATTCTTCGTTGATTTAAATGGTCCTCCAGGATCATTTGCGATTAAATTTCTAAGAAAGTATGATGGTGTGATTGTAGAGTTTACAAATGTTAAGGTCAGTGGTGATAGCGGTCAATTAACATTTGACTATGATGTTATCTCCAATGTTAATAATTGTAATGTAAAGTCCAAGAGTTTTGTTCGCTTTACTTCTAATGTAATGCGTAATATACTTCATGGGGCTATTGAAAACGCAGTGAAGGGCGATGATGAAAACAGAAACATTGATCCTATCGAACTTGATTCGGAACGAAGCATTTATGAGGAAGAGTCTACCGTTCCTCAAAAGCGAGTACCTAACCGAAAGCCACGAAAGAAAACTGTTCGAAGAAATAAAACAGTTCATTCTTAAATACAACAATTTGCCACCAGTTGCGGCTCTTGAGATTTCTCTCAAAGAGTCCACCAAACTCACAGAGGTCGAGTTAAATAAGTCATTGGAATTGCTGAAGGAAATATCCAATGACAAAACAGAGCAACAAGTAGGCTGGCTACTTGATACAACGGAAAAATTCTGTCAAGAAAAGGCAATCTATAATGCAATCATGGATTCAATTCAAATCCTCGATGGAAAAGATCAAGCGAGGGGCAAAGGAAGCATTCCTACTTTGTTGTCTGATGCTTTGGGCGTTAGTTTCGATCCTCATATTGGTCACGACTTTTTGGATAGTTACGCTGATCGCTACGATTTCTATCATCGTATCGAAAAACGAATCCCGTTTGATCTTGAATACTTCAACAAGATCACTAAAGGAGGACTTCCGCAGAAGACCCTTAATATTGCTCTTGCAGGTACTGGCGTCGGTAAGTCTCTGTTTATGTGTCATGTGGCTGCTTCTTGCCTGACTCAAAACTACAATGTTCTTTATATCACACTAGAAATGGCTGAAGAGAAGATCGCTGAGCGTATTGACGCGAATCTTCTCAATGTTTCTCTTGATGATCTCATGAACATGCCGAAGGACATGTATGAGAAGCGCATGGGTAAACTGAAAGAAAAGGTCAAGGGCAAGTTGATCATTAAAGAATACCCAACTGCGTCTGCGAATCCTGCTCACTTCCGCGCATTGTTGAATGACTTGGCTCTGAAGAAAAACTTCCGTCCAGATATTATCTTCATTGACTATCTAAATATTTGTGCGTCAGCGCGAATCAAAGCAGGTGCGAATGTCAACTCCTATACCTATATCAAAGCGATTGCGGAAGAACTTCGTGGGCTTGCGGTGGAGAATAATGTACCGATCGTTTCGGCTACTCAGACGACTCGATCTGGCTTTAGCAACTCGGATCCTGGACTAGAGGATACTTCTGAATCGTTTGGTTTGCCAGCCACTGCTGACTTTATGTTTGCGTTGGTGAGCAATGAAGAACTTCAGCAACTAAATCAAATGCTGGTGAAGCAGTTGAAGAATCGATATAATGATCCGAATCTTCACAAGAGATTCACGATTGGTGTTGATCGCGCAAAGATGAAGTTGTATGATCTTGAGCAAAAAGCCCAAGATGCTGTAATGAAGGAAGCAGAATCAAAGCCAGTCTTTGATCGTGGTCGTAGCACTGATAAGTTTAAAAACCTCAAAGTGTAATGAAACTTGAGAAGATACAGAAGAAAGTAAATAAACTCACATCCACTTGGGTTGGTGAGAAGTCTGTACCTTCAATTATTCGTGGACTTAACAAATCGTTTCATAAGTCGATAATCTATTTCACTTCAAATAGGTATGATGAAGAATATTTTGACCACCATTCGGTAATTGTTTCTGGTCAGTATTGCCCACGAATTCTTTCTACAATCCCAGAAAACATTCTAATTACTCTTTCTTTTCCCAAGAATAAAAAGAAAGTTCTGATTACAGAGAAAGAATCAGAGAATCTTGCAGTTAAGATTATTCGAGCGATCCACCACGAGTATCGTCATAAGCATCAGCAGCGAGGGCGAGGGTATGTTTATACAAAACAATACTCTCCTAAAAAGAAACAGAATCGTCTGAAGGTCATGTATTATGGAAACCCAGACGAGATTGACGCCCATGCCTATGAGACACAGGCTGAGAAACTCGATATAAATAAATTACGAAAGGCGCATAAGATTGGCTGGAGACAATCAGAAGCCATCTTTATGTATCGCCTCCACTTCCGCAAGACCGATCCAAAAGTCTGGAAACGATTTCTCAAAAAGGTTTATAAAAATGGCAAAATTCAACAAGGGTGATGTATCAGAAGGTATCCTTGCTGCAGCAATCACAGCCAGATTTCGTTCAAAAACTAAAAAAATAGATGCATCTGATGTAGTATCGGTTATACAGAATCTTAATGCTGCCAAAAGTGGGGTTAAGGGGGCAACGACGATAACCAATTTTAAATCGCCAAATGCGAATAAGGCAATTGTTGATACTGTTGTATGTAAAGTTAATTTAGCAGATGTTAATATGTCTGCCTTTTTAAAGAAAACAACATATAACGATAAAGCAATTAAGAGTTTGGTTACTGCTGCTTGTTCGTTTGCAAATGGTGGAACTATTAACAAATTTGCTGATCAGTTATACAATAACAATCAAAAGAATTTTATAGAAGTCAATTCAGAAGGGTTACTTGATCAAACAGGAACCAAGGTTGATCTGAAAGTTATCGTTGATGGGAAACAGATCGGATTTGGAATCTCTCTGAAAGCAGAGGATGTAAAACAGTTCGGTCAAGTTGGTGGATCAAAGTGGGAAAGTATGGAAAATCTTTTCAAGCCACTAGGAATTAATTTTTCAGATAAAACAAAAACAACATACACAAATCTTCTTTCTGAGAAAAAGATTGCTGATGCTCTCACTCTAGCGTATGGTGAAGCATTTAAACAATTAAAATCATTATCGAAAACAAATCAAAAGCAGTTAAGAAATAACATTGCAGACTTTGCCAATTTCCATGCAACATCTGGTGAAAAAAATGTTGTACTCGTGCAGTTGACAGGTGGAACAGCTACAACCTATGACTTCTCGATCTTAAAGAGCAAACTTGAAGGTGTTCAGATCGATGTTGAGATTGCTAGTGGAAAGACAGATAAGTTAAAGGGATTTGCAGGTTCTAAAAACATACCAAAAATAAACTTCACTGTTCCAGATTTAAAGGGTAAGCAAATTCCTCTACTTCAATTGAGAATGAAGTTAGAAGGTAATCGCGTAGATTCTAAAGGTAAGAAACTTCCATTGACTGTAAGAAACTATATAGAAAAAGGTTTAGGTATAAAGAAACTTATTACATGATAAATTATTGAGGCTTTATGACGACATTTGTGACTGGTGGTTTGGGATTTATTGGATCTAATTTTGTCCATGCGCACCTAAAAAAGCATCCCGCTGATACAGTTGTTATTATTGACAACTACTCTTACGCAGCAGATTCAAACAATATTCTTGGTCTTCATGAGGACTATCGCGTCATCGTGAAGCGTTGTGACATTCGCAATCTCCCTTTACTAGATCAAATTTATCACGATTATGAACCAGACATCACCTTCCATTTTGCGGCTGAGTCTCATGTTGATAACTCTATTGCTGGTGACGATGTTTTCCTCAGCACTAATATTGATGGCACTCACAACATTTTAAAATGTACTCGCAAGTTTGGTGGCAAATTAGTACATGTTTCTACTGATGAAGTCTATGGGTCACTCTCTCACGATGATCCACCGTTCACAGAAAAGACTCCATACGATCCTCGCAATCCATATTCTGCATCAAAAGCAGCAAGCGACCATTTAGTTCGAGCATATGTGAATACTCACGGAATAGATGCAGTTGTAACTAACTGTTCGAATAACTACGGTCCGCGACAACACAAAGAAAAATTCATTCCCACGGTAATTCGCCATATTAAAAACAATACACCAATTCCTGTTTATGGGAACGGTCAGAATGTTCGTGATTGGATCTTTGTTGATGATCATTGTGAAGCATTACTCGCAATTGGACAAAACTTTAAACGAGGCGAGCGATATAACATCGGCGGTGGTCATGAGATGAGTAATCTTGAAATGGTTACATTGATTCTAGATCTCATGGGTAAACCTGTGAATATGTATCAAAACTGGATTAATTTTGTGACTGATCGTAAAGGTCATGATTTTAGATATGCTATGGATTCAACCAAAATTGAAAAGGAATTGGGTTGGAAAGCAAATACTAAAATTGTGGAGGGTCTAAGAAAAACTTTGGAGTGGTATAATGCGTAAGGGAATTATTCTATCAGGTGGAATGGGTACAAGATTATATCCATGCACTGAAGTGACATCGAAGCAATTGCTTCCTGTCTATGACAAGCCACTAGTTTATTACCCATTGTCTACATTGATGATGGCTGGCATTCGCGATATTATGATTGTCAATTCTCCAAATGATGCTGCAGCATTTAAGAGACTTTGCGGCGATGGTT